TAACAATCCAGTCCTAAATGTGCCTGTTTTAGTGATAAAGTGCATATTCCCGTCCCATTGTCGCCGCTTGTACGCGGGAGAATATTGGTATCCGGGAGCTTTTTCAGAGTATAGGCTATATAACGCATCAAGGAGAGATTGGTTATCCGTTTCTATCCTAGATTTTAGAGTGTTTATATGGATCTTCATCAGACTATTATAGAATAGCTCTGTGTACCGCAGTAGGAGTATTTTTTATGTCAGAACCAACCAACCCAAATCCAAAAGAGACGAAGTTCCCCCAAGGTGACCAGTCTATTATTGATGATATCTTGAAAGAGATGCCATCTAACGATGCTATCGAGGTAGACCTTCCTTCAAAGAACCGTTTTTACACTCTTCAAGACCCTAGTATGCCAATTACGATGCGCCCAATGAGTTTTGCGGATGAAAAGAGTATGTTGTCTAAGAAAGACGGGGGGAGTGATATCATTAATAAGCTACTGGCTAGGTGTGTGACCAATATTGACATTGCACAGCTTTTGCAGATGGATAAACTCTACATGCTAATGAAGCTACGAGAGATTTCCTACGGACCAAACTACCATGTTACTATTAACTGCCCAAGTTGTAAGTCGGAAAACAGTGTAGTGTTTGCACTGGACACGTTTAATGTTAATTACGCTGATGAAGAGCTTACCAATCCCATGAAAGTCCAACTGCCTATCCTAAAAAAGGAGGTAGTTGTTAAGATTCCGCGTGTTGAAGATGAAAGATACTTTACTAACTCAGAGACCACACTAAATAACTTGTGGAGATTTATTGTTAGCATTGGAGGATACGATGCTAAATCTGTTATCTCTAAGGTAGTTCCTCAATTACCTATCAAAGATGCTCACATTATTATGGAAGCATTAGGTTGCACGAATTATGGCATTGATACTAATGTGAGATTTGCCTGTTCATACTGCGATCATGTTGAAAGTATGGAGCTACCGATTACAGCGGATTTTTTTTCGAGCAAATAGCTGAGTCTTTTAATTTAAAAGACTTGCTTCATGAAGCCTATATACTTGTGAAGCATGTCAGATTCAGCTATGCGGACGTAAAGGACATGAGCCGAGCGGATCGGTCGGCGTTCTTAGAGTTTTTCAGCCAAGAAATAGAAGAGGAAAAGCGTGCAAGTCAACAACACAGTAATCGTAGATAGAGGAAATCGCCCTAACGTGAGCCAGCGAGTAGGGTTGCGCGTCTTCTTTATAAATGACGGGGCATACGTTGATCCTTATGAGATTAGCTCAGTCCAACTATTCACTAAGTCCTCTACTTTAACTCCCAATACAGTTCTCGATAGTGAGAACCTCGTTAGCTCTACACCCCTAATGACATACGGGGCTTCGGGGCAGACCCTCACTTCCCATGATAACTTTGACAGCAGTAATTACATACCATCTGTCACAGCTAGTGGAATTTATAAAGTTGGGACGGGGGACTACGTTGTTGTTCTGGACCAGACTTTATCCCTTTCTGGGTATGATACCAACTCCTCCACAGAGCTTTGCGTTTCTAGCCTTTCTTCTGTAGGTGATTACGTTGACCTTTGGACGGTCAAATTAGATTCAGCATCTAAGTATCAAGTAATTACAAACCACTTCAGCCTGCATGAAGATACCTTCTTCGCCTTCACGGAACCGCTGCTGCTAACCACTTCTAACAAATTAATGAATAAGAAGGTTAGGCTCGGGGAGAAGATTGATCTTAAGGTAAGTACTGAGACTACAGTTCAGAATGAAGGCATGACTGACACTGTTCAGAATATCTTCAAAGACTCTGTAATTACTAGCGCAACGATGGAGATCAAGAAGGTCAACCAAGACCACAACTTTGATGGTCCCTTTACAGTATCCTCGTTTGCTGACTCAACAACTACTATTACTAAAGATAATACTATTATCATGAACTGGGACACGACCCAAATTAACGGGTTGTCCAGCTTCACGAACGGAACTTTTGGAAGTTTGACAGGGACGTATAGCGTGCAAGTAAAATACACCTTGCTAAATCAGACAATTATAAGTCCGCTGTACTACCTCACAGTGTCGTAAGGAGGTGATCAACAAGGTAGTCGTAGTCGTACTTCGTAGTACGCAATTCGACAAAACGCTTTAAGCCTATACTCTTCATATGGGCCTCGTTCCAATCTTTAACTTCCGAAGGTGGATGGCAGATGTGCAAGTCTGCCATCCTTTTTAGACGGCGCAGATAATCAAACCTGTTTACCCCCTTCTTCCCCGCTGCATCGTTGTCGTAACCTACGATGATCTTCCCTTCAAAAGACTTCAATTCCTCGACTTGAAGATCAGAAATTGAACAACCTAGCGTGCAAGTAGCATTCACACCCTGCAACTGTAGTGAGATGGCATCTAGTGGTCCCTCACACACCACAAGGTGATCCGCTTCAGTATCATACGGATATAGAACTGCGGAGGACTTAGGCCAGTCCCCAGTCGCGTTAAGATATTTAGGTGTCTCGTCCGCTAAAGTTCGTGCCTGAAAGTAAAAAATCTGCGAATTATATTCGAAGGGGATAATCAGACGGTTTCTGTAGATGCCCTTAGTGGCGATGTAGTATGTGGGAGAGAACTCCACATCAGGATTTAGGTTAAAAAGACCACGCTCATACAGAAAAGCCCAAGCTTTCTGAATCAGACTGTTTTCTGATTCATAAGAATCCACTGTGACGGGAATAAGACCAAGCTCTTCCTGCCTCTTAGGATTATGCTTTTTCTTAGGTAGTTCTTTAGGAGCACTAAATACTTCACCGTCGAGAAGCTCTTTGAATAGGATCGCAGACTCAGCTTTGTTATAAGTGATACCTTCTAGGTATGCGTAAAGCTGGATAAAGTTACCCTTGTTTCCGCTCTTAAAACATTGCCACAACCCCGTATTCAAATTTACGGACATGTGACGCTTGTAATCGTCGGGAACAAAAAGAGACGGGACGATCATCTCATCGTTGCTAGAAGATAACCTGTAATTTTCTTCGAACTTCTCCGTCAGGTAGTCTCTAATATACTGAGGTACTATAATGTTCATTAATACAATTTCCGAATCAAAATCCAAAACCTTCAAAGATTGCCAACTCAAATACCGTTATCGGTATGTTGATCGTCTTCCCGAGCCTTCTGATGCTCCCACTGACGCTCTTCACTTTGGCTCGTTTATTCATAAAATCTTAGAGGACGGCTATCAAGCTACCACGCTCGATCAGCTACTTGTTATAGCCGAGCAGGCCAAAAAAGACTACACGTTTTCAGAAAGTTATACTCCGAAGATCAAAACGTGTTTAGAGAACTTCCTCCGCTTCAATGCAACTTTGCAAGAGACCGTCTCTACTGAGATGGTGTATGAAGTTGTGTATGACAAAGAGAAGGACATCAAGTTCAATGGTGTTATCGACCGAGTGATCAAAGGCAAGGATGGGGGCTATCTCATCATTGACTACAAGACTTCAAAGCGTGAGCTATCGGAACTAGACCTGTATCAAGACCGACAAATGCAAGGCTACGCCTTTGCCATCCATAAGAAGCTGGGTGTGTCGTTGGACAAGATCACGGTAGCACACTACTACCCCGTCACCAACCACTTCGTCAGTTGTAAGTATTCCGCGAATCAGATCAAGCACTACATCAAGGAGAAGGTTGATCAGATCTGGAAGATCCGAAAGATGAAGAAGGATCAATTCCATGCCATGCAGAATCAGTTCTGCAACTGGTGTGCTTACAAGCCTATGTGTCCCGAGTTCAATTCTGGGCACATCTGCGAGGAAAGGATTACTGCCTTAAAAGCAAGCAAAAAATCCAAACGGAAGAAGAAGTAAAACAGCTAGAAAGAAAAGCTGCCAGCCCAATAGGACCAACCGGGTAAGACCCGGAAAGTTCTCCATGAAGAGAATAGCCAGTAGGGTCTGGGTAATTTCATTTTTGTCTTGGTTTGTCATTTACGATCAGGGGTGAGTATATACTAATGTCTATGGAAATGAAAAAGTTTTCTACTTGGTCTGGAGAGTACCTACACTTCTTGGTCATGTAATTGAATAGACTACTTCTCTTTAAAATCTTCTGTTTGTTAAGTGATTCTAGAACTTTAATCTGGAAATGCTTTATAAACTTCTCAGAGTATTTATATCTCCATTTCTCTACGAAGTCTTTGTGTAGAGTGTAGTTTAGTAAATCCATAAAATCAACGAGATCAATATCAGTATTCATAAGCTTATATAATTTATAGTATTAGAGCAGGACTATGCCACGTTTTTCAAAAGAAACCAAGGAATTTTTAGGAGTAGTTGGAGGACCGAAGATTCTCCAGCCTATGCCTGCTAGTGCCAGTAGGATAACTCCGGGAGATTTATTAGTCTTCAGATACTTCCTAGGGGTTGGTCCCGGTAGTCAGTCCCAGCGTGTTATCCTTATAATTAAGAATAGAAGAGGAGATGGTGTTTTTCCGGGATTATCAGGAAAACTTGTCAGTTGTTTTAAATTAGATGGTAATTCTGAGGATGTAGTGAATGCTATCGTAGATAACCTATATAAGAAGAGACGAGTTGCATCTTACTATGGTAAGATTAAAAAGAGTCTGATTAAGCTACTGGGTATTGACAGCTATCGTACCTACAAGCTCGAACAGATGAAAGAGATATACAAAGTTTTTCTTAAATAATGGCTGATTCAACAAAAGACATCTTGGCAGACATTCTGAGCGAGTTATCACGCCAGAATGATCGTCAGGAGCAAAGAGACAAAGAGGAGAAGGATAATGATGATAAGAATCTTTCCGTCCTAGATAGATCCGCTAAAAATCTTAGTAAGGGTCTTCCCAGTGTTGAAGGGGCCATTAAGAAGGGGTCTGCGGCTGTTGAGGCAGCAATTAAACAATCTTTTGATATGCAGAAGAAAGGTCTTTCTAGGGGTCTTAATCTTAATAAGATTGTAGAAAGACAGGCACAGTCAAACAATGATTTAGCTGGTAAGCTTAC